ACGGCGCGGCGGTATCGGTCGGCATCCACAAGGCCATCGTGCAGATACGCTTCGGGGCCGCACCGGAAAAAAACGTAGAGACCTCGCCTGCGCCTGGGCCAATACCAAGCGCCGGCGGGGCGGCGCCGACGAGCTGAATTCCGACCTGGCGGCGCTCGGTCTGCCGGGCGTCGCCGCGGGCGACGACGATGATGATGTGCTCGACCTGTGGCCGGAAAATGTCGAGGTCTTTGAACTGTTTCTCGGCCTCGACCTGCATTGGCAATTGCAGGCCGGATTGAGCCAGGTGCGCTGGGCGCCGCCGACGCCCGAAAGCGCCCGCGCCGTGATGGCGATGCAGGGCCTCGGCCGGAAGCGGCAGCGACGGCTGTACGGCGATCTGTGCGGCATGCAGCGCAGCGCGCTGGAGATACTTAACGAGGCGCAATAGAAGGCAGACGGACGATGGCTACCGAATTCGGCATCAAGATCAAGTATGACGGCAAGGAAGCCACCGCCGGGGCCGCCGCAACCCGCGAGCAGCTCGCCAAGATCGGCAGCGACGGCGCCCGCGCCGGCCAGCAGGCCGCTGCTGGGCTTGAAAAGGCCGGCCTGTCGACCAAACAGATGGCCTTCGCGCTGCGCGGCGTCCCGGCGCAATTTGCCGACATCTTTGTCTCTCTGCAGTCCGGCCAGCGGCCGATGCAGGTCTTGCTGCAACAGGGCGGCCAGCTCAAGGATATGTTCGGCGGCATCGGCCCGGCAGCCAAGGCCCTCGGCGGCTATGTCGTCGGGCTGATCAACCCGCTGACGCTGGCGGCAGCCGGCGTCGCCACGCTCGGCTATGCCTACCTCAAGGGTTCGCAGGAGGCCGAAGCCTACGCCCGCTCGATCATCCTTTCCGGCAATGCCGCGGGCGTTACCGTCAGCGGCCTTACCGAGATGGCGGAACAAGTCGCCGCCACGGCACACACGACGACCAGCGCTGCCGCCGAAACCCTCGCCACCTTTACCGCCAACGGCAACATCGCTGCCGCGCAACTGGAGAAGTTCTCCGCCGTCGCCCTGCGCCTGCAGCGCGAAACCGGTACCGCCGTCGAGGATACGGTCAAGCAATTCACCGAACTCGGTAAAGACCCGGTCAAGGCCTCGCAAAAACTCAACGAAACGACGCATTTCCTGAAACTCGCCGTCTACGAGCAGATCAAGGCGCTCGACGAACAGGGCGATGCGGCGGGGGCCGCCAAGTTGGCGCAGGAATCCTACGCCGAGGTAATGAACACGCGCATGGACGAGCTGCAGGGCAACCTCGGAACGCTCGAAACCGCGCTGCGCAGCATCACCGATATTGCAAAGTCAGCCTGGGACGCCATCTGGGACGTCGGCCGCAAGCCGAGTACCGGGCAGCAGATCAAGGAACTGGAAAACCAGATCAGGGAAGCCGAAGGACGCAACGAACGGCTCAAGAACGGCGGCCTGATCGGCGGCTGGCTGAGTACCAGTCCGGCCGAGCTGGCCGCGCTGCGCGCCAAGATTGTCGCGCTCAAGGAGTTGCAGACGCAGGAGGAGGCGCGCGCCGCGCAGTCGGCCAAGGAAGCGGCCGCGGTCACTGAACAGATCGCGCTCGACGAGGAGTCGACCAATGTGCGCAACACATCCACGCGCGCCGGCGTTGACCAGTACAAGCAGTTGGCCGAAGCGGTCGACCGTTACCTGGCGCAACTGGAAGCCGAGCGGGCCGCCTCCCGCAAACTCTCGCGCGCCGACGAGATCGAAGTCGAAATCAAGCGCAAGCTGTCGGCAGCCGACCAGGCGAGGCTGGCGCAAAGCGTGGCGCGCGCGCGCCAGATCGAGAACGAACTGGAGTTGCGCAAGCAGATGCAGGCCTTCGAGGATGAGGCGATCAAGCAGGCGCAGGAGCGAGCCGATACGCTGGCCAAGAGCGCCGCAGCGATCCAGGCCGAAGCCCTCAAGATCCGCGAGCACACCACCGAGCTGGGGCTCAACCGGGTGCAGATCGAGGCCCTGCATGCCGCTCGCGATGCCGACCTGATCGCACTCAAAGAACACGAGCTCGCCGAACTCGACGCCACCGGCCAATGCACCGCCTATAGCGAAGCGCTGCGCGACAATATCGCCGCGCTCAAGGAGCGCCGTAACGCGGCGAGCGAGCAGTCGGTCAAACAGGTCGCCGTTGACGCGGCCGCCGATGCGGAAAAGGCGTGGAAAGATTTTTACACGGATATTGAGCGCGGCCTGACCGATAGCCTGTACCGCAGTTTCGAGGCCGGCAAGGGTTTCGGTGAAACCTTCGTCGACGGCCTTAAAAACTTATTTAAAACGACGGTACTGAAGATCGCCGTCCAGGGCGTCGTGCAAAACGGCCTGTCGGCGGTCGGGATTAACGGCGGATCGGCGGGCTCGTCGCTGGCGGGAATCAGCGGTATTGGCAGTGCGGCCAACGCCGGCAGTAGCCTGTTCCAGCTTGGCGGCAGCGGCCTCTCCAGCGGTTTTCTCTCCGGGTTCGCTTCGGCCGGCAGCGAAGCGGCCCTTGGTGCGGCTTTCGTGGGCCCGTCGGCCACGCTGGCCGGCGGCGCGGTCGGCGCCGGCGCCAACATCGGGTCGCTGTTCGGCTCGGCGGCGTCGAGCATCGCCGCCGCGCTGCCAGTGATCGGCGGCGCCGTTGCCATCGCCGGCTTGCTCGGCGCCTTCGGCAAGAAGGCCGCGCCCTCGCAGGGCGCCACCGCGACCAGTAGCCTGGTCGGTGGCAATTACTCCCTGACGGGCCTGGGATCCGGCAACAGCGACAAATACAATGCGGATCTGGCCGGCCCGGCCGAGGCCATCAACAAGCAATATTTGAGCACGCTCAGCCCCTTGTTCGAGGCGCTTGGCAGCCAGCAGGCGCTTTCCTTCACCACCTCGCTGCACACGCGCGGCGACGGTAAGCAGTACGCCGGATTTAGCTCGACGACGGGAGACAGCGCGGTCGACGGTATGGTGCTCGGCTTCGGCAAGATCGCCAGCAGCGAAGCGATCGCCAAGGCCACCGAGTTTGCGCTGGGCGCAGCGATCAGCCAGGCGATTGTTGCCAGCGACCTCGCCGAACCGATCCGCAAACTGTTCGTCGATGTCACCGACTCGGTGCATGTCGGCGAGCTGGTCAGCGGGCTAACCACGTTGGCTGGCGAATCGGCCAAGCTGAACGACGTCTGGGGAATCAACATCGAGCAGGCCGCCGCCGTGGCCAGCGCCACCGGAGCGGCCGGCACTGCGCTGGGCAGCATGGCCGGCGTCATTAACTCGCTCAAGTCGCAGGGCGAGATCGCCGCAGCTACATACGACAAGCTGTCGTCGACCTTCGCCTCGCTGTCCGACGCCGCCTACCCACAGGGGCTGGAAGACTACGACGCGGCCATGAAGGGCGTCGACACGACGACGCAGGCAGGTATCGAGACCTTCGCCGCCCTGCTGTCGATGCGCGGCGACTTTGCCTCCTTCACGGCCGCCATCAACCAGGTCAAACAGGGCGTCAACGACGCGGTTTACGGCTTGCGCAGCGCCTCCGAGCAGGCCGCGATCAACCAGCGCACCCTGGCCGACGCGGCAAAAGCCGCCGGCGTGCAAGTGCCGACGACGGCGGCGGAGTTGGTGAAGATGGCAGACGCCATTGACTACACAAAAAAAGCCGGAATCGATCTGGCGCTGGCGCTGCCTGGGTTGGTCACCGCCTTCAAGGCGGCGGAAGTGTCGGCTACCGCCGCGGCGGGCGCGGAGCGAAAAGCCGAGGTTGCCGGGCGCCGGGCGCAGCAGCAGGCACAGACCGATGCTTCGCGGGCCGGACTACAGGCGGCAAAGGAGGCATCCGACACGCTGTTTGCCGACATCAAGGCGGGCATCGCCAAGGTCGACGCCTGGCTGAAATCGTCCCTGCTGGGGGGTGATTCGGTCCTTTCTCCGGAGCAGAAGATCGCTGCCGCGCAGGACCAGTTCAACGCCATTTATCAGAAGGCGGCCAGGGGGGATAGCGAGGCGATCTCGCAACTGACGACCGCAGCGGACGCGCTGCAGACAGCCGCTCGCGACGGGCTCGCCAGTTCGCCCGCTTATGTGGCCATCTGGAACGACATTCAAGCCAAGCTGGGTTCGCTCGGCGACGGTTCTCAGTTTTCTGTTGAGGGCCAGGCGACCGCTAGACAGCAGCAGAGCCTTGCCGAGCAAGACGCTTATTACCAGAACATGGTCAAGGATTACCGCTATCAGGCGCTGGATTCGTGGTCCGGCAAAGCCCTTTCTGCGGGGTACAGCCCTGATCAGGTTTCGATGATAAAAAGTAACGCGTTCTGGCAGGGCAACGTGACCAATGGAGGGGGTAATGCCGTTGACTGGGAAGGTTCGCTGGTGGATCCAGCTAAATTTGACGACCTTTACTACCAAATCAAATCGGACAACATATTTACCAAAAAATCGTTGGTGAGCGAGAACGAGGAGGCTCTTCGCCGGGTTGTCAATTCGGTTGTGGGCGTGATCCCGACGGGGAACATCATCAAGTCGCTCGAAGCCAACGGGCAAGCCTCCACGGGGGGGCTGCTTGAGGTCATCAACGAGCTGAAGACGCTCAACAACTCGACAGATGCGATGGTTGCCAACACCCGGCTTGGAGTTGTCGCGTGAAGATTCAACTGGTCGAGATCGATGCCTGGAACGGCTCCTCTGTCGTGACCTTGCGCTACTCGACGCACGGGTATGTGACGGCGCGATCGGACACCCCGGCAGACACGTCATATCCCGCTCGTATTTCTGAGTCAATTGCGTTGGTTCGCAACTCGACCTCTTCCGATAAGCTGCGCGGCGATTCAAGCCTGAACATCGGCACGCTGAGCCTTGTTAACGCTGACGGCGCCCTCGACTTCCTCCTTGATTATGCCTATGCCGGCAGACCGATACGCATTAAACAGGTAACGCAAGGCGAGGCGCTCTCCACCGCCACCCTGATCTTCAATGGGTTAATGGAGCAGCCTCAGTTCGATTGGTCCTTGTCTGAAGGCAGCCTGCGCTTCATTGTGCGCGACAAGGCGATGGCGGTCGATAAGCCCGTACAGGGCAATACCTACGGGGGAACCAACAGCCTGCCAAGCGGCCTTGACGGCTTCACTGAGCTGAAAGGCAAGTACAAGCCCCTTTTGTTTGGGCACGCGCAGCAGATCAATCCCCCGTGTATCAACACGACCCGTCTGATCTATCAGGTCAGTGACAGCGCGATCGTTGATGTCGGCGCGGTGTATGACTCGGGCCTGGCGCTCACTCACGGCGCGGATTATGCCGATCAGGCGACGCTGGAGAGCACGAATCCGGCCGCGGGTACCTACCGGGTGTGGCCCGCGGGGGGGATGTTCCGCATCGGCAGCACACCCAAGGGCCTGATCACCTGCGATGCGACAGAGGGCGCAACGGCGGCGAGCCGGTATCCCGGCGCCGTCATGGGGCGAGCCCTCCTGTCGTGTGGAATCAGCGCTGGCAATATCGATACCGCCTCGCTCGCGGCCCTGGACTCTGCTTGCCCGTGGGAGTGCGGTTACTGGGCTGGCGATGGCGATGGAACGACGGGGACGAAGGTGCTGGATGCGCTCTCGGACTCCGTCGGCGGCTGGTGGTCAGCATCAGCCGATGCTGTGTTCCGCACCGGCCGGTTCGTGACTCCCTCCGGCGCCGCCGTCGCCGAGTTGCACTCCGGCAACCTCATCGCCCTGACCCGACGACAAGGGCGGGACGCCGACAAGGGCGTGCCGCCGTGGCGGGTCACAATCGGATACGCCAAATACTGGCAGCCGCAGGATGTGGGCGTTGACATCATCCTGGCCGCAGACAAGAAGAGTGACCTCCAGCAGGCGTATCGTACTGCCGTCGCCAGCGATACGGCAATCCAGACAGCCTACCCCGGCGCTCCCGAGTTGCGTGTCGATACGTTGTTGCGCTACGCGGCCGACGCCGCGACCCTTGCTGCGTCTCAGGTTTCGGTCTTCGGTGTGCGCCGGGACATCCTGCGGGCGGAGGCGACGTCCGCCTCCGCCTCCAGCATTGACATCGGCAGTATCGTTTCCATTCGGATCCCCCGTTTCGGGTTTTCTGCTGGAAAAAAATTCACGGTCATCGGGGCTATTCTCGACCCGCGCATTGATCGCGTCACATTGACGCTTTGGGGTTAGCATGCAGCGAATTATTTTTGCCTGGCCAAACAGGAGCGAAGCGGCCGTATTGACCGGTGGCGCGTGGAGTTCGGCCGCCCCGTTAGACAACCTGAAAACGCGCTACTCCTACGAGCCGGCGAGGAGCATCGACACGGCACTCGCCAGTACGCAGCTTGACGCGGCGCTCGATGCCGTGCGCAGCGTCCGCTTTGTCGCTCTGCTCCGCCACAACCTGAGCGTCTTCGCGCGTTATCGGTTGCGGGCAAGTGACGCGCCAGGGGATTACAGCGCTCCCCTTTACGATTCCGGGTGGCAGGAGGCGTGGCCCTCGATGCTGCCATTCGGCAATGTAGACTGGGGTGACTCCGGCTGGTGGGGTGGCAAGCCTGCGCCAGAGGACGTTGCGGGATACCCTACGATCCTCCTTGATGCCCTCCCCGCGGCTGTGCGTGCCCGCTACTGGAGGCTCGAATTGAACGACACGAGCAACGCGGCCGGCTACCTCCAGGCGGCCCGCTTGTGGATCAGCGGTGCCTGGCAACCAAATTACAATCACTCCTACGGCGCAACCCTGGGCTGGGAAGACGCCAGCCGCGTGGAGTCGGCGCTCGATAGCACGGAATATTTCGACGAGCGGGCCAAAACTCGTGTCCTGAAAATCGGCTTGAATTATTTATCGACCGACGAGGCGTATTCGCGTTATCTGGAGATGACTCGTCAGCTCGGTACGACCCGCGAGATGCTGGTGGTCCCCGACGCCGACGATACGACGAACCGCATCCGGCGCAGCTTCGTCGGTCGTCTTCGTCAGCTCTCCGCTGTAGAGTCTTTTGCCTACCGACTGTTTAAAGGTGCTATCGAAATCAAGGAGACCGTATGACAACCGTAACCGTACCAATTGCACTGGGTGGCGACGGCGCCGCTTTCAGCGATGCCGGCGAATCCGCTCGCGATATGCAGGGGCAGGGATATGCCGCCAACTTTTTTCCCTTGCTCGGGCAGGTTATCCCGGCGATCTCTCTCGGCGTTTCCGCGGCGAACAGTGCGATCACCGCTCCTGGGACAATGGGCACCTCCTCGACGTCACTGACGATCGGGACCGGCGCGAAGTCGCTGACGACGCAAACGGGCAAATCGTTCGCCGTTGGCCAGCGCGTCGTGATTGCCTACACCACGACGCCGACAACACAGATGACCGGGATCATCACATCCTACACGACCGGAACGGGAGCGTTAAACGTTACAATTGACGACACGCTCGGCAGCGGCACCTACGGTGCCTGGACCGTGGCGTTGCAGGGCAAACCGGGGTCTTCTGGCGTCATCGGTCGTACCGCAGTTGCCGGAGCGACCACCCTGGACGGCGCACACAGGGCACAGCTTGTCGATGTGACGAGTGGGACCTTTACCCTGGCCTTCGCTGCGGCGGCAAGCATTGGTGCCGGCTGGTCGTGTCTTGTGCGTAACGCGGGGACCGGGGATGTCACCCTGGACCCGGCCGGTGCCGAAACGATTGACGGGCTGACCAGCTTTGTCCTGTATCCCGGCGCGGTACGCCTTGTTACGTGCGATGGGGCAGCCTTTCGTTCGGTCCCTCTCGTTGGCGGCACCAAGGTGTTTACGACGTCTGCGAATTTCGTATGGGCGCCAGGGATTAGCCAGTGGCTGGTCGATGTGATCGGAGCCGGGGCCGGTGGCGGTGGCGGCGCGCGCTCCGGGGCGAGGTATAACGGCGGCGGCGGCGGTGCAGGTGAGCGTCTGAAAACCTTCCTTGCGGCGTCTCAGATTACTGTCGGGGGGACGACATCCTGCTCGGTGGGGGCTAAAGGGCTGGGAGGGGCTGCAGCCGCAACAGACAACACTAGCGGATCGGACGGTGGGACCGCTGGCGATTCGGTTGTGACCGGATTGGTCACAGCGCACGGCGGGTCGGGCGCAAATACTCGTGGCGTTGCGGGCGCCAGTCATGGCGTAGGAGCCGCAGGGGGTGGTTCAGGGGTCAGTAACATGACGGGAGCAAACCAGTCGTCGGGCTTGTGCGCTCCTGGGCAGACCTCACACCTATTTGTAAGCGTCGGAGCGTCGGCGGGGCCAACTGAATGGGCCGGTCCCTCTGGCAGAGCTGGGGACGCAGCAGTGAGCTCTCGCATGGCCGCCGTGCTCGGTGGCCAGACCAGCGGGCGCGGGGGCGCTTATGTTTCGGCCGGCACGGCAGGAGCCAACGGCACAAACCCCGGTGATGCCGGTGACGGCGGCGGCGGCAACGTCAACGGTAGCGCCGCGGGCAAAGGCGGCGACGGCGTTGACGGCAAGATCACAATTACGGAGGTTATCTAATGCGTGCGCATCTGGTCGAAAACGGTGTCGTCGTTAATACAGTCGTCGTCAACTCGCTCTTGGATATTCCGGGGCTGGTGGCAGAAGACGCCGGCTTCGGCATCGGCGACCTGTGGGATGGCGCCAGCTTTTCCCACCCATCCCCTAACCTCGCCGCGCTGAAGTCCGCGAAGAACGAGCAGATTAACGCGGCGAGACTTGCGGCGACCTACTCAACCTTCACTCACAGCGGCAAGGTGATTTCGTGCGACCAGCTCTCGCGCAGCGACATCGACGGCGTCAACGGCTACGTCGCTCTCAACGGCGCGCTTCCCCCCTCGTGGCCAGGTGCGTGGAAAGCGGTGGACAACACCCTCCTGACGATCTCCGACGTTGCCGGCTGGGGTGCGTTCTACGGCTCGATGGTCGCCACCGGGAGCGCCAACTTCGCCCACTCACAAACGTTAAAAGCAGCACTTGCTGCGGCTGCTACAGCAGCGGAAATCGCGGAAATTGTGTGGTAGTGGAGGCAGTGATCAACTTAAAAATATGCCCCTGCCCAACCAATAAGTTAACCGGCGCCGAAGGCGTCCGAGTTGAACGGCGGTTAGACGGCAACGATAGAAAGGAATTGAGATGGCAGAGAAAGTAGTGATTGGGAGCGCAACCCTGTATCTAGGCGACTGCCGGGAAGTGCTGCCGCAGCTTGGTGAGTTTGATTTGATTTTGACCGACCCGCCCTACGGGATTGGTTACGCCGCGCACCCGGTTAGAGCAGAGAACGGCTTGCATGAAAAGATGGACTGGGACAACGCCCCCCCCCCCGGCCTGGCTGTTTGGCTTGATGCAGGAAAAGGCGAAGTTGATGATTGTTTGGGGCGGGAATTACATGCAACTACCACCGTCGCGCGGCTGGCTTGCGTGGAGAAAACCCGACCGCGTACCAAGCGCGGCAGACTTTGAACTGGCGTGGACGAGCATGGACATGAACTCGCGCTTAATTGACCAGTCGATTGCAGCGACCAATGCGGAGCGTGTTGGACACCCAACACAGAAGCCGCTGCGCGTAATGGAATGGTGCCTGAGCTTCGCACCGAAGGCGCAAACGGTTTGCGACCCATTCATGGGCAGCGGAACGACCGGCGTGGCCTGCGCGCGGATGGGCCGCGCCTTCACCGGCATCGAACGCGAGCCCAAGTATTTCGACATCGCCTGCGAGCGCATAGCCCGCGCACAAGCGCAAGGCCAGTTGCTGCCACCTGAACCAGTGGCCGCGCCTGAACAACAGACGATGGAACTGTGGCGCCTAACCTTGCCAATCACACCAAACGTCTCGCGCGAGAGGCTGCTGACACATATCGCTGGAAATTGAAACGGAGTCGTTAGAAATGGCTCGGCCGCGAATTTACCCTTACTTGTAAGTCGCGGCCTTTCACTGTGTGCGATTATTTTGCGGTAGCCGCAACAGATTTCACCTCCATTTATCTCATTTTTCGCGTCCTATTATCGCGCGCGTCTACACCCTGATTCACCCGAGACGGGCTACGGCTATATCCAGACCGGCCCGGCGCTGGATAAGGGGAATGCGTGCCGGATTGCACGCTTTGTCGAAAAACCGGATCTCGCCACGGCACAGGC